CTACGTATTTTTTTTCCTCTGTAACATTATCTAACTCTATTCTTGTTTCATTTAATTGTGTTTTAAAATCTTCTAGCTCTTTTTCAATTGATGATGTATCTTCTTCTTTGTTTTCTATTAATAAAATTTCATTATGTAAGTCATCACTATATTTTTTAAGACCATCAATTGAAGTGTTTATTTTTGACATTTCAATTTGTATATCATACATTTTTTTTGATAATTTGTCAATCTTGGTTATCTTATCTTCAACTTTTGTTATTTCTTCTACTAATTTCTTCATTCCATCATTTAAAGTTATTATCTTACCTTTTTCATAAGCCTTCTTTTCACCTCTAAATTCTGGTTCTAGTTTTTGTGTACAAGTAGGACACGAATCATTTTCTTCAAAAAAGTTTAAATTCTTTTCGTGTGTTTTTAAATTTTGTTCTATCTTTGTTTCTAGTTTAGATAATTCTTTTAATTTCTTCTCAACCTTTTCTCTGTCCTTAATATCATCTTCAAGTGTTTTATATTCTCTATCTAATGCTTGTATCTTTTGTAAATAATCTTTTTGAGCTTGTTCATTTTTTTGTAAATTTTTCTTCTTTAAATCAATATCATCTAAACTTCTACTTTTTAATTCTTTTAAGTGCCTAGACTCTAAATCATATTTTGATTGTACAATATCTACTTGATGTCTAGCTTCAGTAATTTTTGACGACAAATCTGTTTGTTGATTTCTTGTTAATATATCCATATGAGTTAAAACTCTTATGTCTAATATTTCTTCTACTACCTCTCGTCTATGTCTAGGTTTCATTTGCATAAACGGTTGATATGATGAGGACCCCAATGTAATAACTTGTTTGAATGCTCTATAATTTAATTTAAGTATTTGGTCTTCTAATATGTTTTGATAATCTATACTTGAAGCTTCTTGGTTTAATAGTACACCGTCACAATAAATTTCAAAGATTGTTGGTTTAACGCCTCTTTTAATTTTATATTGTTTTGTGCCTGTTGTAAACTCTAATTCAACAATTGTATCATTTTGATTAATGGTATTAACCATTTGTTCTTTTTTTATATTTCTAAATGGTCTATTAAATAAAGAAAAACAAAGAGCATCTAATAAAGTTGATTTACCAGAGCCATTTGGTCCTATAATTAAAGTTGTTTGAGACTTGTTTAAATCAATTTCTATAAAATTGTTACCTGTTGAGAGAAAGTTTTTCCAACGTATCTTTTTAAATATTATCATCTTTCACTTGCCTCTACATACAATTCTTTTAAATGTGATTTAAGTTTTTGTTTATCTAAAGAAGTGTCTGCTTGGTCTATATAATTTCCTAAGAATGTAAGTGTGTCTTCGCCTTGTTCTAATATATCTTCTCTTACACTTGCGCCAAGATCGGTGTTTAAATCTTCTATGACCATAACTTCATAGGCATTAATTTTATTATGTAATTTATCTAACAATCTATTAAACATTTCTTCGTTTGTTTTGTTGGTAACAAATACCTTTAAAAAAGATTTGTCATAGTGACTTAAATCTAAATTTGTATAATCGGTTTCTTTATCATTGTAAATTAACTTTTTATGTATTCTACGAGGATTGGGTATTCTTTCTAGCTCTCTTGTTTCAGTATCAAAGATATGAAATCCTTTTGGGTCTTTATAATCAGACCAAGTCATTTCGTATTGAGCGCCAAGATAATATACGTGACCATCATCTGATTTTTTATGAAAGTGACCAGATATAACTTTTTCAAATCTCTTAAATTGATCTCTTTCTAATCCTTGTTCATTCATTATACCTTTTTGCATTTCAAAACCTTTAATCTCTAAATGCCCCATACAAATAGCTGATGTTGAGTTGTCTATTGCGTATAATGATTCTTGTAGATTGTCTTCACATATCCAAGGTAAAAATAACATATTACAACCGCCTATCTCAACCTCTTTAGGTCCAGTATAAATCCAAGGTTCGTTTACACCATCATAGGTAGTACATAATTCTGAAACAGAGTTTACTTCATTTGTATTTTTATAATAAGTGTCGTGGTTACCAATAATGATATGTGTATCTACTTTCATTTCCCACAAACGCTTCATAAACTTTTGTCTAAATGCGTGAGCTGTTTTGAAATTGATAAACTTTCTTCTGTCTGTTACATCACCTAAATGAATAAGTGTTTTGATATTGTTTTCTTCCAGATAAGGAAAAAACTGCTCATCATAGAACTTCATAAAGTATTCTAAAAAAGCAGGACTATCATTTCTCGCACCAAAATGCGTATCATTTAATAAAGCAATTTTCATAACTAAGCAAAAATACTAGTTGTAGATTTTTTCTTTTTAGACTTCTTTTTAGGTTTTGTTTTTTTAGGTGTTTCTTCTAATCTTGTATTCTTTTGTAAAAATTCTCTAAATTGATTTGTAAACTCGCCGCCTTCATCACTTGGTTGTAAGGCCATATCGTCATAGTTATTATCTAATATTAATTTTTGTTTAATTGTAACTTGTTTCTTTTCTTTTTGTATTCTTCTTACAAATGCGTAGTAAATAATTTGTGTAAAGTATGCAAAAGGATTGTTTGATTTTGAGGGATTAAAATTATCAAGGTATTGTAAGCAGTTTTCTATACCATCAGAAATCATATCATCTCTAAAAGTATAGTTAATAAAATTTGGTCTATACGATAAATGATTCGCAATTTTTAAAAAACAACTTCCTAAATAATCGTCAACAGGTGGTTTTTGTTTACCTGAAAGTTTAGCCTCTCTACAACGTTTCCTGTATGCTTTCATACCCTCCAGAAACTCTTTGTTATTTACGTAATGTTCTTTTTTTGTTTTTGTATTCATAATATTAATATACTATAAGTTGTTCAAAATGTCAATGTTTTAAGCCCTTAAATATAAATTTTTTTATCATATCACTTAGGTCTTCTACTTTTATAAGAATACCTATTGAGGGTCTTTTGGGAATAATTGCGGTGTAATTACTAGTGATATTTTTTGATATAATAGTCTTCTTTTTTTTCATATAAAATTCAAATCAACATTGACTTTTCAAAAATTATGTGTATAATTGAGCTTGTCCAGCGATGATAAAGGATATTAGAGACTAGTGTATAGTAATATCATCATCATCAAAATCACCATAATCTTCAAATATTTCATTTATCTTTTTATTTTCTTTATCGGTCAATTTCTGTTTAGTGTATTTCTCGGAGGCATCCACCGTTTTTAAATTGTCTTTATCATAATCTTTTACTATATTAAAATAACTACTTGTCATATTTTTACTTGCGTTTGTAATAGTCATTATCTTATCTTTTGGAATAGTTATGATTCGATCAGTTGAATAACCAGTCCATTTAATTAACGCAATATAATCTTTAAAACCTGCAGGCGTTAACTGCGGTACATATTTGATTTGTAAGGGTCTATCTAATCTTATTAAGGGAGACTTATCTCCTAATTGTTCTTTAGGAAGTGTACAAACTATATCATCTCCATTGACTAGTTTGATTATTTTGATAGCGGTTTCAGTGTTTTGATGCATTGATTAGCTCTATGTTGTGTATTTCATAATTAAAGTCTTCGCCGTTGTATATATTTATTCTTTCTTTAAAGTGCTGTAATGTATAATTTTCTTTTCCATTATGAGATATGTCATCAGATATATCATATAAAGTTGCAGACGAATTATTGTCTTTTAAACGAAGGCCTCTACCAATAGATTGAAGATTACGAATACGGCTTTTTGAAGGGCTAGCAAATACAATATTGTGAAGATTACGAATATTAATACCAGTGGAAAAAGTGCCATACGAAGCAATGATGATAGCATTGTCGGACTTTTCTGTGATTGCTCTGATGTTTTCTCTTTCATCTGCCTCTACACCTCCGTGAACAAAAAACACTTTTTTGTCTTGTGCTTTTTCTTCTATTAATCCTTTAAGAATCTCACCGTGCTTTTCAACGTATTGAAATAAACATAAAGAATTGCCTTGTAAAGAAAGACAAAGATTCCTTATATATTTATTACGTTTTGTATTTGAAACAAGGTAATCCATTTCTTCCTGATAACTCTTATCTTTTAAAAAATGACGGGCAGTCTGATCGTGTTGTAATACTAAACATATAATCTTTAAATCAGCAAGTTGTTTTCGTTCTTGTAACTCACTTGTAGATACAACTTTATTAACAGCTCCAAACAAACCCTCTAATACGAG